GGCAAAGATAGATGGTAATTTCTATCCGGCTAAATACATGTTTACAGTAGATTACTCAGAGAATGAAATAGCCGATGATCCAGCTCAACACAAACAAAGTCATGTATTAGAATTGTTAGATGCTGGTCCCTGGACAGGTAACATTGTTGCTTTACCAAACAACAGAGTTAGGGTTACACACCCGGCTTGGTTTGAAACAGGAACAGGAGCACCAGACTTTAAACCATCTGCCCATATACACTATTCTAAATCTGATTTAGACTATACATTGGATGTAAACAAAATTTTTGATAATCTATATGCGGAGGATGAATAATGACGGAATTATCAATTGCACAAAAAAGAAAACTCGTTAAAGAGTTAAAAGGAGCTTCAAAGCTTCATCTAAAACAAGCAATACAAATAGAAAAATCTCTTAAGAAAACCAAAAGTAAAAAATAATGGCAACGTCAAGCAGCACAGATTTTGAACCTAATGTAGCTGAGTTTGTAGAAGAAGCATTTGAAAGATGTGGATTAGAACTTAGAACCGGTTATGATTTAAAAACAGCAAAAAGATCTATAAACCTTATGTTAGCAGAATGGGCTAATAGAGGTTTAAACCAATGGACTGTAGATCAAGCAACTCAAACTGTTACTGAAGGACAAACAGATTACACATTAAATTCTAATGTTATTGATATACTAGATTGTTCTATAAGAAGAAACACCAACAGCAGTGACTTAGATTTACAAATGTCTAGAATTAGTAGAAGTGAGTATTTAAACATACCAACTAAATCAACTAAATCTAGGCCGTCTCAGTTTTTCTTTAATAAATTAATTACACCTGTTTTAAAAATATGGCCAGCTCCAGAGAACAGCACAGACATATTGGTCTTTAACAAACTTGTAAGAATGGACGATGCTGATAAAGGAACTAATACAATGGATATGCCTTTTAGGTTTTACCCTTGTTTTGCAGCAGGACTTGCATATTACATATCAATTAAAAAAGCTCCAGAAAGAGTGGTAATGTTAAAACAAATGTATGAAGAAGAATTTGAAAGAGCCTTAAGTCAAGATGAAGATAGATCTTCTTTTAGAATTGCTCCATATAGAACAGGTCTGTAATTATGGCGTATGCACTTGGTAAACACGCAAAAGCAATTTGTGATAGGTGCGGTTTTGAATATAAACTTTCTACATTAAGAGAAGAATGGAATGGTTTAAAAACATGCAGAACATGTTTTGAACCTAAACACCCTCAGCTAGAACCTTTACCTCATGTTATGGACCCGGAGGCTTTGTACAAACCTAGACCAAGCCAAGACGTTGGAGTTGGTCAGGGTTTTGTTGTTGTAATTTACAGTAACATTGAAAAAGGTAATTCTATGGACCCAAATATTATTGGTTCAATTTTTAAAGTAGATGGAATGACAGGTTCAGTTGGAGGAGTTACAATTACATTATGACTTTATCTGAATTAAAAACACTTATACAAAATTATGTAGAAAACGAAGAAACAACTTTTGTTAATACGTTGAATGACATGATTATTAATACTGAAGAAAGAATTTCTGAGTTGATTGAATTTGATTATTTTAGAAAAAACGTAACAGGTAATTTAACCACTGGAAATACTTATCTTACAGCTCCTTCAGATTTTAAACTTAGTTTTTCTTTAGCTATCATAGATAGTAATAACGATTACCACTACTTAGATAAGAAACACACTAGCTTTATGCGTGAATATTCTAATGACGCAGTAGATACCTCAGAAAGAGGAAGACCTTTGTATTATGCAGATTTTGATAAAGATCTTTCTACTGCAAGCAATAACGGATCTACTCTAATAGTTTCACCGGTTCCAGATCAAGATTACAACGTTGAAATACATTATTTATATAAACCGATTAGTTTAACTTCACAAACAACAGGAACTTGGATTTCTCAAAATGCTCGTAACGCACTACTTTATGGATCGTTAATAGAAGCTTATACCTTTATGAAAGGTGAACCTGAAATACAAGTATTGTATGAAACAAGATTTGGTCAAGAAATTCAAAGATTAAAAAATATGGCTGAAGCCAGAGGAAGAAAAGACGAATACAGATACGATTCACTTAGAACTAACGTTACATAGAAGGAGAGAGATATGGAGAAAATTGAAAGCCTAGAAGGCAAAAGCGTTGCTATTGTAGGACTTGGTAAAAGTTGGCACGATTACAATTTAGCTAAATCACACGGAGTACACTTTGATGAAGTGTGGGCTATTAACGGAGTTGGATCTGTTATATATCATGACAGAACATTTATGATGGACCCTCCGGGTAGATTCTTAGATACAGATGACGCTGGTGGCCAAACAGATGGCGTAACACAAATATTGTTAAATGGTGAAAATCCTATTTATACATGCATGTTAGATGATAGGTGTAAAAACTTAATTGAATATCCAATCAACGAAATATTAGAAGAATTTAATTGTTGTTATATAAACAATACAGTGGCTTATGCAATAGCCTTTGCTTTGTGGAACAAAGTATCAACATTAAAAATGTTTGGAATAGACTTTAGTTATAAAGGTAATTTGCATTTTGCAGAATCTGGTAGAGCATGCTGTGAGTTTTGGCTATCTAAAGCCATGCACCTGGGCGTTAAGGTTGAAGTTGCAAAAACAAGTGCATTACTTGATACAGACGTAATTGCAGAAGAAAGACTATACGGATACCACAGACTTGAAGATCCTTTAGTTACTATGTCAGATGGAAAAGGCTTTATGACTTCTATGAAAAGAAGTGAAGCTATGGCAATGCAAGAACAAGAAAAAGAACAAGAACCCATATTGATTGATAGAAATGACAGCCATTTAGAACCAAAAATTGGAGAGCCAAAAAAGTGGTAGATAAACTTACTCCAGACGGTATTCCAGAGTTAGGTTTAGTAGAGATAGCAACAACAAACTTTGGAGGTCATCCTCCTGAGTTCTGGGCAAAACAATTAACTGAAAAAATAATTGGTTATTCAGAAGACAGTGCTCCTCATATAAAAGAACAAGCTAGAGCGTACAAAGATTTAATTTATAAAGTGTGTTTGATTTACTTGAATAATGCTATAAAATCATATAAGGCATCTCTAATTCAAGAATTAATAAAAGGAGATGCAGAGGATTTAGCAAAAATAATAAAAGGTACTTAAATGGCAATTACATCAACATTAACTACAAGTTTTAAGACAGAACTGCTAACAGCAACACATAACTTTGCTACTAACGGTAATGCTTTTAAACTTGCTCTATATACAAGTTCAGCCACGTTAGGCGCAGCTACTACAGCTTTTACTACAACCGGGCAAGCAACTGGTACTAACTATACTTCGGGTGGAAACGCTTTGACTAAAGTTGCACCAACAAGTTCTGGAACTACAGGGTTTACAGACTTTGCAGATCTAACTTTTGGTACAGCTACTGTTACTGCTAGAGGTTGTATGATTTATAACGATACTAATGGTGATAAATCAGTTGCATCAATTGACTTTGGTGGTGACAAAACTTCTACAGCAGGAGACTTTACAATTGTATTTCCAGCAGCTGCAGCAAGCACAGCGATCATTAGAATCGCTTAACGAGGCCTTAAATGGCTAATATCAATGGTTGGGGTCGAGGAACCTGGGGACAGCTAACTTTTGGTGAACCTTTACCAGTAACACTTACAGCACCAGGTGCTGGAACTTCAGCATTAGGTACGGTTGCAGTAGACGCAGAAGCAAATGTAACTCCAGCATCTTTAGTAGGAACAACAGGCGCACCCGTTGCCGGTGTTAACGCTCAAGCAATTGCTAGCGTACCTGGAGTTGTGGGCAGCGTAGGAAGTTTATCGGTTGAAGTAGATGGCGAAGCTAATGTAACTCTTACAGGGCAAGCAGGCACAAGTGCTTTAGGTACTGCAACAACAGTATCTAACAATAATTTATCTGTTACACTAAATGCTGCAACAAGCACTCTAGGAAATGTAACAGTAGATGCAGAAGCAAACGTTTTTCCAATAGGACAAAACGCAACAGGATCGGTTGGAACAATTTTAGTTTGGTCACGTATTGATGAAACACAAACTCCCAACTATACTAATGTAACAGAAACTCAAACTCCCAATTGGGAAGAGGTTGCGTAAAAAAAAAGAGGCAAATAAATGGCTAGTACATACGTAAATGATTTAAGACTTAATGAGATGGCTACTGGAGATGCTAGTGGTTCTTGGGGCACAAATACGAATACGAATTTAGAATTGATTGGTGAGGCCTTAGGTTATGGAACAGAAGGCATAACAACCAACGCAGACACTCATACCACCACAGTAGCAGACGGAGCAACAGATCCTGGCAGAGCAATGTATATTGAGTACACAGGAACACTGGATTCAGCCTGTACGATTACAATAGCCCCTAACACACTTAGCAGAGTTCACTTAATTGAAAATGGTACAAGTGGTTCTCAAAATATAATTATTTCTCAAGGCAGTGGTGCTAACATTACTATTCCCCCCGGAGACACTAAAGCAGTTTACCTAGACGGAGCTGGTAGTGGAGCAGCAGTAGTAGACGCTTTTGCCAGTCTTTCTGTTGTAGATTTAAAAGTACAAGACGACTTAACAGTTACAGACGATGTAATTATTGGCGGTGATATAGACCTAGAAGGTTCTATAGACGTTAATGGAACAGCCAACCTAGACGTAGTAGATATTGATGGTGCAGTTGATATGGCTTCTACATTAACTCTAGCTGGTAATGCAGATTTTAATGGTGATTTAGATGTTGATGGCACCAGTAACCTTGACATTGTTGATATAGACGGAGCTGTTGATATGGCTACTACACTAGCGGTAGCTGGTAACGTAGATTTTAATGGCGATCTTGACGTAGACGGCACATCTAACTTAGACATTGTTGATATAGATGGTGCTGTAGATATGGCAAGTACGCTTGTTGTCGCTAGCACAATAAACACAGTAGGCATCACAGGTCCTAAAACAAACTTCGTAGGCAGTATGCTTATAAGTAACGATGCTGGAACAGGTACGTTAAACGCAGCTTCTAACAACACAGGATTTGGTAATCAAGCATTTAATGTTTTAACTACAGGAGATTCTAACGTAGCTATAGGTGCTGATGCTTTAGCATTAAACACGACAGGTTCAGAAAACGTAGCTGTTGGTAAAGATGCTTTAGACAGTAATACAAGTGGGGATGCTAACGTAGCAATAGGTGCTGATGCTCTACAAGGAAACACTACAGCCGATTCTAATACGGCAGTCGGATATGCTGCAATGGACACAAATTCTACAGGGGCAGGTAATGTTGCAGTTGGTAGAGCAGCTTTAGTAGCTAACACAACAGCAAGTGACAACGTAGCAGTTGGTATATCAGCTTTAGCAGCGAACACAACAGGTCTTAAAAATACTGCTGTTGGAGCATATGCTTTAGACGCAACCACAACAGTAAATGAATTAACAGCCTTTGGTTATAATGCTTTAACGGCTAACACCACAGGTACAACAAACACAGGAATTGGAGCATATGTACTTCAAGGTAATACTGAAGGTGCA